TCCCACACCACCAGGGTACTGGGTGGTCAAGGGGGGCATGGGCACCGGATCTAGCCTCATATAACAGCCCCACAAGGAGGACGAGATGGGACTCAGCCCTGCCCCGCAGTACCCCGAACGTGGCAACTACGCCTGGGATCAGACCGTTGGACCCAATGCGCCTGGTGGGCGTGGACCGCTCCGCTTTGAGGAGGGCCTGGGTACTGACACCGACATCCCCACCGACTTCCAGCGGGGGATGCTGGAGTTCATGGTGTCGGCTCCTGGCCGCATCAACCACGTCGACCCCAACGTCCAGTTCAAAATGCCAGAGGAGACCATGGCTGAGCGGGCGCACGTCGGCTCTGCCGCCTGGGTGGATGCGCCCTCCATGTTGGGGGAGTTCGCTCATGGCTCATTTACTGATCAAGCGGAAGTGCGCTACGAGGAGGTCTTCCGTAACGGTGGCCTCCAGAAGCGTCGCTCCCCTGAGGTTGTCACCGACTAACAGTGGCACGTAGGAAGCGGCAGCCAGGCTCCTCACCCAGGAGGAAGAACTGGGCACCAGCGGGCCAGGTGGTTCGACTGGAACACATGGATCCAGAGTCCCAGCAGGCGATCCAGGAGAACTGGGCGCACATGGGCCTGGTCGCTTCCAAGCATCTGCCTGAGGCCAAGGAGAGGGCGGCGGCGGGTGCCGTCGATCCTGGCATCAGTGAGTTGGGCCGGTCGAAGCATGAGAAGCGGGTCAGGTCGTTCGCTGCCATCGAGCCACATGTCAAGGACATCCCCCTGACCCTGGAGGGTGCCCAGGAGGCTCGGGTAGAGCGGATCAGGCAAGGCCGGGAGCGGGCCAAGAAGCAGGGCACCTGGACTGACCCGCACACCGGGTGGGAGCTACCTGCCCTGCCAGAGGGAACGGCCTGGTACTTCGGCCATCACGCTGACATCGCCTCGTCGGCCCGTGAGTTCGGGATCGACAAGCGCAAGGCCATCAACGTCACCACCAACATGTCGCCCAACAACGACCCTGAGACCGAGAAGAAGGCCGGTCGGGCGATCATGGACATGGTTGCCAACGGGGACCAGCACACCGTCCGCATCACGCCAGAGCTACACAAGCGGGCCAACGCCAAGATCGCCGGGAGGGATCTCAAGGGCGATCCCATGCCCGCCTCCTGGGTCGGCAAGGACGTGCAGTTGTCTCAGATGCACGCCAAGCACATCGCTGGCATCGCCTCGGTGGCTGCGGAGATGCGGGAGAAGCACAAGCAGCCGGTGCAGTCGACGGCTCCCTTTGAAGACCTGGGTGCAGCCCGTGGGGCGGGCAATGCCTATCGGGGTATCGAGCATCTACGAGGGGATCGGTCAGAGGAGGATCTCCTCGATCCCCACACTGCTCCCAAGGTCACCAGCTATCGGGAGAACGTCCAGGATGCGGTGCCCGGTAGCGCCGAACACCTGGAGTACCTGGCTCGGGCCATGGACTTCCAGAGGGGTGGAACCAAGGCAGTCAAGGAGGGGCGTCGTACCCCGCCTGGCGTGTATACGGAGACCCCTCAGGAGCAAGTGGCTCGTCAAAGTGAGCAGGCCAAGCTCCATCAGACCATGGCGACAGCAGAGCCAGGCTCGCTGGAGCATCGACTGGCCTCAGTGAAGCTCAGCCTCTCGGGCATCCGGCAAGGCCCCATGGGTCAGCACATGATCCCCGACCTTCGGCCTCTACGCCGGTCAGACCAGGGCATGCTCTCCCCTGAGAAGAACACTGCTGAAGACACCTGGATGCACTCGATCTCCACCCGGCAGGATCCTCGTAGCGTCAGGACTGAGGGCGGGAGCGCCAGGAGCAGCACCAGCATCGCCAAGACGGTGGGGACCGATCCTGACCTGGCTGGCGAGAAGCGCATGACCAAGGCGTCCAAGACCTCGGAGGCCACGGTTGCCACCGACAGCCGGGTCCGCAACGCTGCCCTCCAGCACGCCCTGAACAACTACGCCACTCGCTCGGCAGCGAAGCAGGTTGGCATGCCTGCTGTCTTCGCCCAGGAGACCCCCTGGATGGAGCAGCGCATCAGGGCAGCCAAGGCCCCTGAGTACCGAAAGAAGCTGGCGACAGAGGCCCGCTTTCGGGGAGCCGTCGAGTTACGTCGCCTGCCCAAGGCCCAGGCCCCACTGGGCCGTCAGTTCCCCATGGCCCAGCCCAACCCGGTCACCCCCATCCACCATGCAGCGGCCAAGGCCCTCTACGACCGGGTGACCGGTGGTGGGCCTGCGGCTACCCCCGAAGAGATCTCACACGTCGAGCAAATGAGGAGCCATGCCCAAGCAGCCGAAGGTTAAGGGCGTTCCCGTCGAGTACATGGACGTGCAGACGCTGTGGAGTGACCGACGTGATCCCCACGCCAGTCCGCTGTCTGCTGCACCACGGCGCATGTACGGACGTGCCCCTACCATGAGCAGCCTGCATGACGCCCTGGAGGGTGTCTATCGGGGTGGTCAGCCCACTGGACCCAAGTAATGGCCGCAGGCGACACCTCCCAGCTTCATCGCTTCCAGCCCCGGCACGCTATCCAGGCGGCGATCTCGCCCCTGGCCCAGGACCGGGCCATGGTGGCGGCTGTGCGTAGGCAGGAGGGGAAGCGCAAGCTGCCCATGACCTACCTGGACTACCTCCAGAAGCGTCAGGACCAGCCCCGGTAATGGACCTCCCCGATAAAGGCTCCTGGGCTGGTCAAAGCGTCAAGGGCGACGGTCAGATCTTCCATGACCGCCGTGCCGAAGGCCGTCGACACGCCCCCACCTCCAAGATGGAGGTCAGTTGGATCACCCAGGCCCAGGGCAAGGTCAACTACCCCACCCTGGAAGGTGACTTTGGTGAGTACCACCCAGGGGAGAATCTCATCACTGAGGCCCTGGAGAAGCCTGGCCGCACTCGGTTCCACATAGGTGAGTCGTAGTGGCGATCCAGTTCCAGTCCCCCTCCTACAGAGCGGCCTCCAGTGACCTGACCATCCAGATCAGCCCGCTGGGCCTGGTGGAGCTAGCAGACGAAGAGTTTGAGGTGCATGGCCCCCGGTTGAACCGGTACGCCATGAACTGGGCCTTCTACCTGGGCTACCACTGGGCACAGCGGCCTGACCTGGGTGACCCGCAACTCACGTTCAACTACGTGAGGGCACTGTCAGATTTCACCACCAATTTTGTCTTCGGTAAAGGTGTCGGTTTTCGTTCGCCTGATGCTACCGGGGCCATAGTCCCCACCCGGCTCCAGCGCATATGGGAGACCGACAACAAGAAGGAGTCCCTCCTGTGGGAGATCGGCTCCATGGGATCGGTCACAGGCGACAGCTTCATCAAAGTGGCTTATGAGGAGCCATGGGTGGACCCAGCGGGGATGCCACATCCAGGGCGAGTGCGGATATTGCCCCTTAACTCCGCATTCTGTTTCCCTGAGTGGCATCCCCACGATAGGAAGCGACTCATACGGTTTAAACTCAAGTACAGATTTTGGGGTACAACACAAGAAGGAACCCGTCAGGTTTTTACCTACACTGAGTTGCTTACTGAAAACGATATCGAGGAGTACGTCAACGACGAACTTATCGATCAGCGTGAGAACCCATTGGGTGAGATTCCTATCGTCCATATCTCCAATCTGCCCATTGCCTCCTCACCGTGGGGCATGCCTGACATTCAGGACGTAACGGTCTTAAATAGGACATACAATGAGGTCGCAACGGACATAACGGACATCGTCAACTACCACGCTGCGCCTGTAACCGTGGTCATTGGTGCCCGTGCTGCCAACCTGGAGAAGGGGTCACATCAGACGTGGTCGATCCCGAACAAAGAGGCAAAAGTCGAGAACCTACTCTTCGATCCAAGGGGCATCGAGGAGGCCATTAAGCTGCTGGATGTCCTCAAAAGGGCCATGCACGAAATGACCGGGGTGCCGGTAACAGCCCTTGGAGAAGAGCAGGCTATAAGCAACACCTCTGGCGTCGCTTTAGCTATCCAATACCAGCCATTAATGAACCGCTTTCACCTAAAGGAGACCCAGTACGGGGAGGGGTTCAGCGAGGTCAATAGGTTGGCCTTGAAGACGCTCTTTATGAAAGAGCCTGAGACCCTGGTCTACGACCCCACGTACGACCCCCCGGCCATGGATGACCAGCTTCTGATGCTGGACCCCATGGCTCCAGTCACCTACGAGTCGACGGTCAAGTTCCAGCCGCCGCTCCCAGTCGACCAACTGGTGCTACTCAACGAGCTACAGGTGAAGATGGCATTGGGGCTGGAGTCGAAGAAGGGTGCCCTCAGAGAACTGGGTGAGGAGTTCCCTGCCGAGAAGCTCCAGGAACTGTTCAAGGAACTCCTGGATGATGCTGAGCAACAGGCCGCACTGGAGATGCTGCGTGCCCAGGTCGCCAGCCTCATCGCCAACATGACGGGCATGGTCCCCCAGGAGGGACCGCAGCCCATGCCGCCGCCACCTCAGAACGGTGGCGACAGCAAGAGCAAGAGTGGCTCCACTGGCGACGGCAACACCAAGTCTGCCGGTGGCCCCCAGGTCAATACCGCTCCCACGGCCAAGATCGCCACCGCTCCCGGTCTGGACCTCAAAGACAATGCCGACGTGGCGAAGATGTTCCAACGCATCGTGACCCTGGCCCACGGGACCACGATTCCCCAACGACGAGTACCTGAGGAGGATGAAGGAAGGTAATGGCCGACGAAGAGACAACACCCGAAGGTGAGCAGCCGCCGCCTGAACCCGGTACCACGATCACCGTTCCCGCCCAGCCCCCGGCTCAGCCCCCACGTCAGGAGCGCACTGGTGGCGAGCCTCCCCAGGCGTTCACTGCTGAGGACGTGGAGCGCATTCGCCAGGAGGAGCGTGCCCGCTACAGCCAGGAGCAGACCCGTGCTGACAGCCTGGAAAACGAACTGGCCGCATACCGCAAGGCTGAGGAGGACCGGGTCAAGGCTGAGGAAAAAGCGCAGCGTGATCAGGCACGGGCGCAAAAAAAGCAGGAAGAAGAACAGATGGAACTGCGAGACCTGATGGCTCGCAGGGATCAGGAATGGGAAGAGAAGCTGGAGACTGAGCGCAGGGAGAGGGAAAAAGCCCTTGCTGTGCTTGACCAGGAGCGTCGACATGCCTCGCTCCAGACCTATCTGGCTCAGCGCATGGCTCAGGACGGCGACAAAATCGCAGAGGAACTGCGAGATCTTGTCGCTGGAAATACGCCAGAGGAGATCGACAACTCCATCCAACTTCTCATCCAGAAGACCGACCTCATTCGCAACAATGTGGTCGACGGCCTCCGCAAGGTGAATTCCACAAGACCGACTGTGGGCGTCACCGCACCTCCAGTCGGTCCCATGGAATCAAGCCAGGCAACCCGCACGTATACGGCGGATGAACTCAAGGCTATGACTCCAGAAGAATACAGTTCAGAACGAGAGAACTTGCTACGAGCGGCATCCCTAAGCCGTCGTGGGCAATGAGAGGTAGTACCCGAAATAAGGAGGTTGGCTAGTGCCATCCAGCATTACCGGAACCCCGCTGCTGAGCGCCAGCCCCACGGGCTACCCAGGGACGAACTCACAGCTTTCCCCAGCCATTCAGGTCATTTGGTCGAAAGAGATACTCTTTCAGTCAATGCCCGTACTGCGCTTCGAGCAGTTTGCTGTAAAGAAGACGGAGTTGGGTATACAACCTGGCCTTCAAGTGAACTTCATGCGTTATAATAACCTTGGAGATGCTACGCAGTTGGTGGAAGGCGTCCGCATGCAGACGGCGGCGCTGACGGCCAGCCAGTACGCCATCACGGTGGCTGAGCAGGGCTACGCCGTGGCCGTGAGCGAACTGCTGCTCAACTCGTCCTTCGATGACGTGATGGCCTCGTCCTCACGGCTCCTGGGCAGGAACATGGCGAAGTACCTGGACGGCTCGGCCAGGGACACCCTGTACCAGTCCTCCAGCACGATCTTCGGCTACGCCCTGCCGACTGGTGCCATCACCCCCATCAGCCCGTATGACCAGGGCGTGGTGGCGGCGAACTACGCCGCCCTGGCTGGCACCCAGTACATGAGCGTCAACGTGACCAAGGACGCCGTGGAGACCCTGGCGACCAAGAACGTGCCTCGTATCGGTGAGACCTACGTGTGCTTCATCGACCCTCACCAGTCCAGAAGGATACGAGATAACCCGGAATTCATCGAAATGACCAAGTACGCTGCACCAGGAAACTTCATGATAGGCGAGATAGGTCGTCTAAATGACGTGGTATACATTGAGACAACCCAGGTGCGGCAGTACGCCCCTGGTGCAGGCCCTGGGGGCGGCACCGGACAGGGCAACGCTGGCGTCACCCACGGGGCGCTCTACCTGGGCGACAATGCGTTCGGTCATGCCATTGCGTTGCCTGTCGAGCTACGTGATGGTGGTGTGTTGGACTTCGGTAGAGAACATGCACTTTGTTGGTATGCCATATGGGGATTCGGGCTTATCACAGACCAGTCGGTAGTCCAGGCGTGGACCAACTGACGCATGGCGAGACCGCAACGAGGCGACTACACGGGCGTCCAACGTCAGCGACTGGCTGAGGAGAACGCCGCCGAATTAGCCCAGCGGCAGCAGGAGGTCGGCCTGGTCAATCAGGTCGACACCGTGATCGAGGAGGAAGGGGTCTTTGACCCCTCCTCCGGTCAGATGGTGGAGATGTCACCGGAGGCCCAGGCCCGCATCGAGGCCCTGGAGAGCCAGCCCGTCATGGTGGAAGACGACCCCATCCTGGATCCCACCAACGTGATCCCTGGCTATGACCCCATGAAGAACCTCCAGACCGTGGAGACCCAGCAGGTACCGAAGGCAGTGAGGCCCAACGCCATGGAAGTTCAGGAACTCCCGCCAGAGCCGATGGTGGTGGAAGACGAGTGGCGGGTGATCAGAGTTAACACGGATATCGAGGACATGACGTACGGGGCTGGCACCAGCTTCACGTTCCTGCGTGGCCGTCGTTATCGGGTTCCCCGTGACCTCTATATCTGGCTGGAGAGTCGTGGTGTCGTCTACCACTGAGGAGCAGACAGAGCGCACATGCGCCAAGTGTGGCGAGACTGACCACCACGCTCATCACGTCCAGTACGTGGCTTTTCAGCATCCAGTTTCCCGCCAATCGATGGATTTGTCGGTCACTAAGCATGTGCAGTGTTGTGCGGAAGACGGTTGTGAGGTTTGCGCCGTAGCGGTGAAGCACGCCCACGATGCTTTGGATGAGAACGACAGGCTTCCCTCTGATCGGTTCAACGAGTTCCTGATGAACCCCCCTCAGGAGTATCTTCGGGAACTCGGGATCTCACCCCCTGAGGAGACCTAGTGGCAAACCTCGTCACCACAGAGGCGAACAACATCCTGGCGGCATCGTCAGGTCAGGCCGCTTTCATAGCTCCCTCCGGTGGCCTGAACAGTCAGATGGTGGCCCTGATCACTACCACTACGCCAAGCACACCGACTGCGGTCGGTAGCGAGGTAACTGGCGGCTCCTACGTCCGCAAGAACGTCCAGTTCGCTGCGCCTGCCGGTGGCTCTATCACCTCCAGCAATACTCTGACGTGGACCGGCATGCCTGCCTGCACAGTCGGGGGAGTGGAAGAGTGGGATGTCAACGGCACCACCCGGCGTTGGTTCGGTCTCCTCAGCACTCCGAGAACCTGCAACAACGGAGACACGTTCAGCATTAGTGCGGGTAGCTTCACGAAAAACCTGAGCTAATGGCGACGGTTACGGGGGCCGTAGCCCTGTCGGCTACGACCTCCATGACTGTCGACGGTACGCTCACCTACGAGCCACCCTCACTGTTTGATCAGATCACTGCCGTGGCTGGGGAAGACCCCATCCTCCTGGGGGCTACGGGCTACGTGGACACCGTGTTCACCTCTCGGTTGGCGAGTGACACCGAGTA